CATGGCTTTCTGCGAGGAGCATACATGTCGCTCGCTGGCAATCGACAGATGGAATGCGACTATGTTGGCTCAGTCGCTAGCTGGAGAGGGCTTGCCGGTAACCATGTTTGGTCAGGGATTTGCCTCAATGAGCAGCCCTACTAAGCACCTTGAAGCTTTGCTCATAGAAGGCAAACTACGCCTTGCAGGCAATAGCCTGCTAAGTTGGCAACTAGGAAATGCTGCGGTTCAGATGGACCCTGCTGGTAATGTGAAGCTGTCAAAAGCTAAGAGTACGGAGCGAATCGACGGCGCTGTATCCATGGCGATGGCATGTGGAGTTCACATGGGCGAAAGCATGTCCGAAGCCGCGATGCCCGAAATCTCATTTTGGTGATACATGAGCGATAAAAACGGCGCTTACCCAGAAATCAAGTGGCTTGAGAGCCGCACAAGCAACTGGGATGATCTCGTCGCAATGGCGAGCAGCAACAGCCATTACCGCATCACGCCCGAGGTTGCGCTAAAGACTTCCGCTGTCTTGGCATGCATCCGCGTACTTTCAGAGACGATCGCAGGGCTGCCGCTGCAGCTGTACCGTCGCGATGGCGACGAGAAGAAGAAGGCCAAAGACCTGCCGCTGTATCGCATTTTGCATTCACGGCCAAACGGCTGGCAGACGCGGTTTGAGTTTGTCGAGCAGCTGATTGTGCATCTGTGCCTGTATGGCAATTCGTATGCTCTGATTGCTCCAGGCGAGCGATCGCGTGTCGGCAGTCTGCGGTTGCTGCATCCTGCAAACATGGAGGTGGTGCAGGAAGACGATCTGTCGCTCACATACATCTATCGCGAGCCGGTATCAAGCAGAAAGATTATCTACCGTGATGATCAAATTATGCATTGCCGCTGGTTGTCTGTTGATGGCATTGTTGGAACTGTGCCTATCGAGCTTGGGAAAGACACTATCTCGCTCATGCGAGCCCTGGAGCAGCACGGCAACCGCTTCTGGAACAACAACGCGATGCCTGGAGTTGTGCTGCGGACAGATCAAGCGTTGCCACGCGAGGTGCGAGAGCAGCTGCGAGAGCAGTGGGATTCTGCGCATCGCGGACCTACCAAAGCTGGCCGAACCGCAGTAATGAGCCACGGTCTGCACGCTGACACACTTGGCGCTAGCCTGGAAAGCAACCAGTACAACGATTTGCTGACGACAAGCCTGCTTTCTGTGTGTCGTGTTTTCAATATGCCTCCCCACAAAGTGCAAGAGCTTGGGCGAGCGACCTGGGGTAATATCGAAAGCGAAAACATCTCGTTTGTGCAGACAACCATTCTTCCTTGGTTGCGCCGCATTGAGGGAGCGATCGCACGCGATTTACTTCCTGACAACGACGAATATTTCGCAGAGTTTGTTGTCGAAGGCTTGCTGCGCGGCGATACGATGACGCGGTACACCGCGTATCAGATTGGCATTTCAAACGGCTGGCTTACTGCAGACGAGATTCGTGCGATGGAGAATCTTGGGCCAATGCCAGAGCAGCCAGAGCCTCCGCAGCAAGAGCCTCCACAAGAGCCGCCACAGCCACAAGAAGACGAACCGTCAGAGGATGAACAAGATGCCGTGGATGATTGAAAAAAGCGACAAATGCCCAGCCTCGCGGCCATACGCCGTCATCAAGGAAGACGATGGCTCTGTTGAGGGCTGCCATGCTACGGAGGCAGATGCCGAGGATCAAGTGGTTGCTCTGTATGCCTCTGAGGAGGAGCAGCGTGAAGTCAGCCTAAAGCCCACTGCAGGCATGGCATCAGCTGCAAAGCGCGGCCTGCGACTGCACGAAGAAGGCAAGAGTGGTGACGGGCTGAAACCAGAAACGGTTCGCCGCGCTAAGAAGCTCGCCAACCGCGATGAGATGAACCGCGATTGGGTTGTTGAGATGAACGCATGGTTTGCCCGTCATGCTTCTGACAAAAAGCCAGGGTGGGATAAGCCAGGAAGCGAGTCGCCAGGGTTTGTGGCCCATTTACTTTGGGGCGGCTCTGCAGCCCGCGAATGGTCGGCGCGCAAGGTTGCGCAGCTAGAAAAAGACAGGAGTTTCATAATGGAAATGGAACGTCGCGATATTGAGTTTCAGGATGACGACGAACTTGTCGTTGAGCAGCGATCTGACGGCACGCCCGTCATTCGCGGGTATGCCGTCACCTACAACCGATTGTCTGTGCCTCTTGGTGGGTTTCGTGAACGCATCCTGCCGGGAGCGTTTGACGAGGTGCTGAATCGCAAGCAAGACCGCGTTGATCTTGTGAGCTACTTCAATCACGATGCCAACATCATGCTTGGTCGAGAGTCGAGCGGCACGCTGCGGGTCTGGTCTGATGATCGCGGCGTTGGTTTTGAGGTGACTCCACCTAAGACACGCGCAGACATCCTTGAGCTAATTGCTCGAAAAGACGTGCGTGGAGCAAGCTTCACGTTTGCTCTGTCCGGCCCAGAATCCGAGAACTGGGTCGAAGAGAACGGCATGCCGATTCGCGAGGTGCGAACCGCGAAGATTTACGAACTTGGCCCGGTAGTGCAGCCAGCGTATCCATCGACGGCAGTGTCTGTAGCTATGCGAAGCCTGGAGGCGTGGCGTGCAGAGCAGCAAGCTATTGAAGTGCCTGAGATTCAGCAGTGCAGGCAAATGCCATCTGCCTTGGCAAAGCTTAAGGCAGCGATTCTACGGAGTCTGTAGTGAATTCTGGAAGCGTATGCAATAAGTGCGGTCGCGGTCGCATGCGGACGATTTCTAGTCGGCAGGCTGGTGACCGGATGCAGCTGCGATATTTGGCGTGTAGCAACTGCAGCAATCGCTGTAAGTCTCTTGTTGCTGCATCAGCTGTGTTTCGTCGTTCTATCGTAGAACAGCAATCTGCGTCAAAAACATAACCTGCCGGTATCGTGACCGTCAGGAACGGATTTCCACCGCTCACAACGGAGAGCCAAGGATGGCTAATAAGATTAAAGATTTGCAGGACCGCGCAGCCGCTGTGGCTGCCGAACTTGAAGAACTGCATCAGATTGAGGATCGCAGCGAAGAGCAAAACGCCAAGATGGAGCGTCTGACTGCCGAGGCCGATTCGATCGTGCCAGAGCTTCAGCATGAGAAGGCGATCGCTGATCGCATCTCAGCCATCCGCGCTGCCTCGCAGGCCGCTGCCGCACCCGTAGAGGTTGCTGCTGTGCCAAAGGCTGCTAGCAAGCCAGCTGCTCGCTATAGCCGACTTCGGGGCTTCCAGACTGCCGATGACGCTGAAATCTGTGGTCACTGGATTCGCGGTCACCTGCTTGGCAAGGAAGACTCGCGGCAGTGGTATCACAACAACGTCGAAGAACGAGCCCTGTCCTCTGCTGATAACAGCAAGGGCGGTGTATTTATTCCAGAGAGCTTCGCTGCTACTGTTATTCGTCTGGTTGACGAGTTTTCGGCTATCCCGCAGCAAGCCAACGTCGTGCCGATGGCGAGCGAAACGCTCTACATTCCACGCCGCACTGGTGGCAACACTGCTTACTTCGTCTCGGAAAACTCTGAGACAACTGCTTCCGATATGGCGACGGACAACGTGATGCTCTCGGCAAAGGATTGCCGTGTTGCTTCGCGAGTTCCCAACAGCCTCATCGAAGATTCGGTGGTCGATCTTGCCGGTCTGGTGGCAACTGAGTTTGCCCTGGCGCTCAGCCAGAAGATTGACGATGCTGGCTTTGCTGGTGACGGCACAAGCACGCATGGTGGTATCCGAGGTATCCAGTGGAAGTTTGAGAACGAGACGCTTACGGCTGGAACCAACGATTCCGGCGAGTCGGCTCTGTCGTCGCTGACGATTGATGACTTCGCAGAGCTTATCGGCAAGCTTCCTAGCTACGCGCGTGCTGGTGCAGGGTTCTATGTGACTCCGCAGGTTTACAGCACCGCGATGCTTCCGTTGATGCTGTCAGCTGGTGGCGTCTCTGCTGCTGAACTTGCCTCCGGTGCAAGCGAGCAGCGGTTCATGGGCTATCCGGTGTTCTTCAACAACTCGATGCGAACTTCGGTGAGCAACGGACAGGTTGTCTGCCTCTTCGGCCAGATGGGTCTTTCGACTCACTACGGCCTGCGGCGTGACATCACCGTGCGTGCCTCGACTGACCGTTACATCGAATTTGATCAGACTTACTTCCAGGCAACCTGCCGGTTCGATATTGTTACCAGCGACGTTGGTGATGCTTCGACCGCCGGTCCTGTTGTGGCTCTCACCCTCTAATTAGGAGATAAAACCAAATGGATTTGGTTCAGAACAGCAAAAGCTCTGTTGGTGTGAGCTATGTCAACAGCGCTGAGACGGCGTCTCACAGCATTGATTGCATTGGCTTTGATGCCATTAGCGTCGATGCTATTGTGCAGACGAATGAAGAAACCACAGCACCAGCTGTGGTCAAGTTTGAAACGAGCGACGACAACACTACCTTTGCTACAGTCACGGGTCTTATCCAAGACACTGACTACACGCTGGCAGGTGTTGCCAATACCGCTGATGCCAACGTGACGCGGTTTGATGTGTCGCTTAAGGGTCTTGAGCGGTATGTTAAGATTAGCGTCACCCCAAGCGGTGACGTTGGGACCAACGACGCCTCGATTGTTGTTGCCGCTCGTCTGCACAAGGCAGAGGCTGGCATCGACTCGGCCAGCGATGCTGGCGTCGAGGCTCGCGCAGTTAAGTAGTTCGATTACCTTTAACGCAGGAGGGATGCCGTGGGCGCGGCTTCGACTGTGTCAGGCGTAAAGCCTGCTGAGTTAGAGACGGCATCGGGGAAAGTCCGCGTGGCCTGTGCGATGAGTACGCCACGCCTTGGCTGGAACGATCATGTGTTCTGCTGGCCGCGCGGACTGCTCCCCTATCGGATAGCTCCGGTACGCTTTGAGGGTGCGTTTTGGGATCAGTGCCTCGATCGTGTCTTAACTGAC